CTAAGGGCGGAGGAAAATCGGCCGGCGTCCGCAATTGCGCCATCCTGCTCCTGACCACTCTGGGAAAACAGTACCCCGGCATAACGATTACCATCGTCCGCCGTGTCTTCGACGACCTGAAGAAAAACCACATCGACCCGCTCTTTAGGGATTTCCCCGAACTGATGAAGCACTACCACGCGGGCGACAAGGAATTGATCTTCCCCGGCGTCGGGCGCCTGGTGTTCGCCTACGCCGAAACCTCCGACGACGTGAAACGCAAGTTCCTCGGCGGCTATGAGTCGACGTTCATCCTGATCGATGAGGCCCAGCAGTTCTCGCAGGAGGAGATCCAGTGGATCTCAACCGCGGCGAGGTGGACCGGCATCCGCGGTGTCCCCGAAGGCCTCTGTAAGACTGTTTTACTGTTTAACCCCGGAGGCCAGGGATCAGAGTATATCCGCCGCATCTTCTGGACCAAACAGTACCAGGGGCGCGAACAGCCCCATAACTACGACTTCATTCACGTATTCGGATGGGACAACTATGAATGGTTCAAAGGACAAGTCGAAATCGAAGAACCGGACTTCTACGGCCTCGACTCGGACGCGCGTTTCCAACTGTTTATTACGCAAACTTCTGAAGGACGAAAGTATGACGCCTTTCCTGAAAGCATTCGGGCCGGATATTTGCTTGGCAGCTTTGATCACTTCGAGAACCAGTACTTCGCCGGCGCCTGGGACTCCGAAAAATGCACTCTCACCCAGAAAAAGATCGACTCGATCGTAAAACCCTGGTGGGTCCGATGGATGAGCCAGGACTGGGGCTTTGGAGACCACGCCGCCCATTACTGGTTCGTCTCGGGGAAATTGAGCCCCGCTGAGTGGATCGAGCACTTCGGCGGCGATACCGAGTACTCGATGGATGTGGTGATCGCCTACCGCGAGCACATCATTCAGAACCGCGCCGAGGCGGATTTGGCGACCGATATCGCCTCCATGACCCCGCAACTCGAACGCCGCGAAATCCAGCGGTTCTTTCTCTCTCAGGATGCCTTCGGCCAGCGCGCCAAACAGGCAGGCGGGCACACTGTAGGCGAACAGTTCACTAAGATCCTCAACCGCTACGGCCTCCCCGCCCCAGAGACGGCCGATCAGAACCGCGTCATGGGCTGGCGCTTCATGTATAACCTGCTGAGGCAGGCAAACCTCCGGGGGACGAACATATCCCAGGAACGGGCCAAACAAGGACCCGCGTTCTTTGTCTCCGAAATGTGCCCCCAGGCCATCGCCGGAATCCCCATGGCCCAGCGCGATAAGGACGGAGATATCGATGATGTCGAGCGCGTCGCCGGCGCTCTCTGGGAGGATGTGACCGACGCTCTGAGGTACGGTCTACACTCGTTCCTGAATCCCCAGTCGAAGGCTCCCCGTGACGTGAGGGCAAAAGAGTTGTATGATTCTATCCAGATGCCCGACCCCTCAGACGCCATGACCGCCCGGGCCATGGCCATGCGCCAGTTCAAGGAAAAAGAGAATCGCGTCGTGCGCGTGCAGAGGATGCCTCGATGGAGATAGAACGATCCTGGATTGAGGAGCTTCCGCTGATTGAGGTTGTAACTTACCCCGGATTCGATGGCTATGCGATGCTCATTCCGCAACGCCATGAAGATGAATCCGTAGAAGAATGGTCCGCAAGATGCGCCGTGATCTACAATCTGGGTAAATCCAAATGAACTGGCTTCGCTCGCGGCTCCGTCACCTTCGGGGCACACTACGCCAGTGGCTGGGGATACTTCCTATCGTGGACTGTCTTGCGAAATTGGAAGTACGCATCGTTAAACTCGAAGAACGCATAACTTCCCTCCAGGACATCTATGTGGAACAAGAGAAGTGCATGAAGCTACTCGAAGAACGCGACCGCCTCGCCTGGGAGCGCATCGTGGCGCTTGAGCAGCAGCATAGCGGGCTGGGGAAGCGTCAGGAATCCTGGGAGATTGATATTGTCGGCAGGCTCCAAAAATTGAATGAACGCTTGGAGATACTAGAAGGTGATCGCTCCCTCCAATGGAAGAAACATAACGAGATCACCGCAATCATGGTGGAGATTCGCCAGTTGCGCGAATTGCTGACCGATCCCAAGCGCACCCCGGTTGTGACCAAGACCACGCATCAGTTCCGCGCCTTGATGGAGCAGGAAATATGAGCATCGTCCAAAAGATGGAATGCCGTTACGAACTGGCGCGCATGGATATTGATTTCCATATGGCGGCGCTGATGTTTGATCTGACGAAGCGACAAACCGCGCAACGCTGGCGCAGAATCCGAGAACGCTACATCAAGGAGCATCCAGATGGCTTTTGACAAAACCGGAAAGTACCACATGAGCCCCCATCACGCGAAGATGGCGGATGGGTTCGCCTCAAAGAAGCACGGCAAGGAAGGCTCTCCCGAGGAGGAAGCCTCAGAACCGGAATCGGAACGCGAAGCCGAAGGCGATACCGAAGACGGCGACGGCCCCCATGAGATGCTTCAGGAACTGCACGCCAAGCACGGCGGCAAGCATATGCACGTCCACGCGCACGAAGCGGGCGTGACCACGCACCACATCGGGGACGATGGGAACGTCGAAGGGCCGCACCACCACGCATCGACCCAGGAAGCCGCCGACCACATGCACATGGTCATGGGCGACGGCATGGACCAAGCAGAACCCGAGCAGGCACCAGTTCATTCCGGCCATCCGATGATGGCTGGCTACTAACCACGCGGTAACAGAATCCCGGCTCTCACGAGCGTCAGGGCGGAAAGAGGATAAATAACCATGGGTCTCCCTTCAGTGAGTAACGGATTGTTCAACGCGGCTGCTTTCGCTTACGGATGCAATTCCCAAAGCTGTCCCGGGGCGCTGGTCGTACAGCAAACCGTACCCACCCCGGCTTCGCCGCTCGTCGCCCAGTCCTGCACTGTGGCCTTCGGCTTCACCACCACCAAGGACGGCAGGGTATTCTATCCCCTGGCAACCACGGCACCTATCATGATCGGCTCGGATTCCAATGCCGAAACCGTAACGCCGGTGTCGGTGACCGGAAACGGCAACACGCAGTATCAGGGCGTTTCCTTCACGGCGGATTTTGCGGACCTCCACGGCTCGGGCGACTCCATCGCCTCGGCTACCTTCGGGGCGCAGGAAGCTGCGAACTTCGCCGGTCTTTCGGGTGGCGGGATCGTGGTGATCGATTCGGAATGGACCCGTTTGGGCGGGACCACCGCTATCTATAACGCACTGACTCTGCCTTCGGGCGTCACTAAGCAGGACAATCGCGGATAACTTCGTTGCCATGCTGAGACTCGTTCTCATTGTGATAGGAGCGTGGTTCGGATCTTCCGCGCTCCTTCTTTTTGTCCTGTGGCTCGGGGACCAGAGCGTGAGGCGGCGTATCAGGCGGGAACACATTATGAGGCAGGTGAACAATGCCGGCCGTTTCTAAAAAGCAGCAAATCGCCATGGCGATCGCAGAGCATGAGCCCTCGAAGCTCAACAAGGCCAATCGTGGCTTGCTCTCGATGAGCCATCAGCAGTTGCACGATTTCGCATCTACGCCGCGCAGCGGGTTGCCGGCCAAGGCTCCGGGGGCATTGACCAAGGCCGCGCGCCAAAGGGGGTCGAATGGCTAAGAAGTGGGTCGGCAAATCAATCAAGCATCCGGGGGCACTTACTGCCGCCGCAAAAGCTCACGGAGTCTCTAAGATCCAGGAAGCCAAGCGCGAGGAGCACTCAAGCAGCAAGAAGATTCGCAGCCGCGGATTTTTAGGCGAAAGATTTATCAAGCACGAAATATGAGCGGCGAACAGAAAATCGAGTACGTCGAAAAGCAGATCGACGCCTGTAAGCAAGGGCGGCAGAATGCCGTCAACTGCCCCTACTGCGATGAGCAGAACATCGAGGGTAATCCCCTGTGCTGTGTTCCCTTCGCCAAGGCTGTAGCCGCCATCCTGATCCGCCATGATTACCAATCCAAGCGCGAGCACGTTGAGCGAATCTTAGAGAAGGTCGAATCCAATTGACTCCCGCCCCCGCGTCAAATCCCGCCAGAGATCCAGAGGACGAAATTTTTGGAGAACCATCGCAGCCAGAACAGCAGGATTACAAACAACTCTACGGCGAGAACTTTGAGAAGCTCCCCGAGCAGTTGGTGAACGCCCTGCGTGAGCAGGTGCGCGAGTTCCAGGGCCAGGAGAAATGGCTGCGCCGCCGTGAGGTGATGCGCGATCGCCGCAACCGCTTCTACGAGCGCGGATTCCAGCACATCTACTGGAACACCCAAGGGTCCAACGCCGGGTTCGCCGCCATCACCCCCGGAGGACAGACGCAATCTCCAGCCGGCCAGATGGTGCAGGCGCCGCGTTACGTCGACGATTACAACCTCTACCGGCGCTACCTGCAGATCAACATGGCGATTCTGACGCAGACTTCGCCGGGAATCGACTTTAAGCCCGACGACGCGAGCCGCGAGGAGGATATCGAATCGGCCAAGATGGCGGACCTCTACCGCCATGAGTTTGACCGCAATAACGATGTCATGAATATCCGGCAGGCGACCGTGCGCATGATGGGCGTGAGCGGCAGAACGATTCGCTGGACCAGGACGGTAGAAGATGCGCAGAAGTTTGGAAATAACCCCGATGGAACACCCAAGAAAGTGGAGATATCTTCGGTTTACGGAACACTTGAATCGAAAGTGCCAATTCTCTCTAAGTGCCAATCCGAATGCCTCTACGTCTTCCTTGCCGACGACCCCGACGTTAAGCAAGTCAAAGCCGAGTACCCGGACTTCGCGGATGAGATCAAAGCCGGAATCGCGGGCCTCGGGGAAAACGCCTACGAGCGATTAGCCCGCCTGGGCGTGCTTCAGGGCTCGCGCTCGGAGATGCTGTCGGCCGATTCCTACACGCACCTGGTGACGCGCCTCCACTGCTGGATGCGCCCCAACTCCTTTACCGGCGAGTGCTACGACGAGGATTCAGAAGACCAGCCCGGGATGACCGTGGGCGAGTTCCTGAAGGAACTGTTCCCGGAGGGCGCCTGCGTCAAGTTCGTGGGCGATACCTACGTTGGTTCGTGCCCTGAGGCCATCGAAGACGCTCTGTGCATCGAGTTCCCATGGGAAGGCGACGGCATGAACCGCGAAGGTTTCATGGATATGTTCGTCGTTGTGCAGGATAGCTTCAACGACGCCATGAACGCATCCCGCGAAGTGTTCGACGTGGGCTGGCCGTCAACGTGGGTCAACTGTGAGGATCAGGAATATGACGCTATCGTTAACCAAAGAGCTGATCCGTACGCTATTCGTCAAAAGAAAGTGGCCAACAATGGCCGGATGTCAGATCAGTTCTTTAGAGAACCGAATCCAGAATTGCCTGCTACTTTTGTTGAGTTCATGCAAGACCTGCAGGGTCCTTTGCCCCAATTCATGCTGGCGGCACCGCCCGCTCTCTTTGGCGCTGCAATGGAGGACCAAAAGACTGCTTCGGGCTACGCTCAAGCGCGAGCGCAGGCAATGGGCCAGCAGGGCCTGATCTTCTCCAAACTCCAGAAAATGGACGCCGTGATGTACTATCAGGCCGCTCTCTCGGCCGCCAAGAACCCCCAGGATACCCGCACCATCATGATTCCCGGTGGGAATGGGCAGACGGCCACCGTATCGATGGAGAAAATCTCCAAGGGGAACTTCAAGGCCTATCCGGCCGGAGATTCTAACCTCCCC